CAAATGCCTCTCAGTTTGTTACCTTTGACCCAACCCAACCTTCACCATCTCAGCTTAAGAACATGACTCAGGCTAAAGCACCTAACGGCCAGGTTCACGAAACGGCTGACCTCGGAAGACTGTACCTCAACTCTAACGACTGGTGGGTTAAGAACCAGATTCTCACAGCCCTTGGATTCCAGCCAGCTCCTCCTGAAGTCCAACAGCAAATTGGTAATAACTTCGATGATTCCGGCCCTCAGCCTACCCAACCAGAACCTCAAGGCCCAGGCATCAACCAACCCGGCCCTACTGTTATAAGTTCAGGCCATACCTTTAATGACCCTCACGTTGCTGCTGCTGCTGAAGCTTTACACCAGAGGGCAATTGCTCCCCCTCCTGTGGCTCCTCCTGCTCCAGTAGCAGCACCTCCCGTTCAACCTACCGTGATTTCAAGTGGTCATGCTTTCAAAGACCCAGCCATCGCCCAAGCAGCCGAAGCTATCCAGCAAAAGGGTAGCGCTGAACCGGCTAAAGGTGGTAAAGTAGAACCAACAAAGACTGCTAAAAAAGCACCACCTAAGAAGTAAGGAGCAGTATGGGGACGAAAATAACATGGTAGTAAGAGATAAATTTGGAGAGGGAGTTTAATATGCCAAGCGTAAATGGAATAATGGGGGAAGACCCAGCTTATGACTTACCAGAATACCAAGCTGAGAATGACGAAGCTTTAGCAGAGTACGCTAAGAAAGCCCGATTCAGTAGAACTACAGAGTTCAAAGAATTAAAAACCAAACTAGAAAGCCGGATTGAATATTACCGGCAGTATCAACCTGGCCCCCAGGGAAGTAGCATTAATCTTAACGACATGACTAATGACGAACGGGGCTGGAGAGTTCTAGCCTCTAGCTTAATCATTGAAGAATTTATGGCTGTGATTGCTTCTTATGAGCTAGCTTATGAAACCGTAAAAGAGGAACAAAAAAAGCGGGATGAAGCTGCCAAATCGCAAGCAAATTGACGAATATACGGAATGGGACAAGGAACCACCTACTCACGATTCCCACGGAGAAGACTCTTGGAGTCACCCGATAACTGAGCGCATGACTCAGGCTAAGTGCTGGAACTGGAGACTCGAAGGAAATCTTCTTAAATGCGATACAGACTTTGGCCCTCTGGCTCAGACTATCCCAACTAATTACATATTAATAGGAGAAAAAGACGGTCTACCAATTCTGAAACAATTGTAGTATATTAAACGTATAGATGCCGACCGGTCTTGGCCTAGAGCCGTCCGTGGTCAGTTTAAAAACTTAGAAAGTGCCGACCGAACTTTTAACGGGGTCAGTAAAATAAGAACAAAGGAAAAAACATCATGGCTAAAAATCCAGCAGATATGACAGACGAGGAATTAGATGAGGCAATAAAAAATCCTCCCGAAGAAGGCTTAATACCACCAGTCGAAGTCGTTGTCCCTCCGAAGGAAGAAAAGAAACCTAAAGAGGAAAAACCTGCCAAGGAAGAAAAGCCTGAAGTGGAACCTCTAAAAGAGGACGTTGAAATCCCTGAAACAGAAGAAGTTGAGGAGGAAGAAAAACCTATCTCAGCCCGTGAAACTAAAAGGGTTACACAGCTTCTAGCCAAGATGAAGGAAATGCAGGCCACACCGCCTGCTCCCGCAGCTCCAGCTACTCCTGGTGCGATGGACTACTCAAAGACGATTGATGCCGAGCAGGAAGTTTTAGACAAACTCGAAGCCGACAGAAAAGCAGTCAGTGATGCAGCCTATAAAGCCGGAATAGCCCAGACTCAAGCTACAACCAACTCCATAATGTTCCACACCCGCTTGGAAATGGATGCCCCTAAAATGGAATCCAAATATCCCCAGTTAGACAAAGATAGCGATAAGTTTAATGAAGCAGTCGCTAACGATGTAAATACTATGTACTTACGTTTAGCCGGATACGATAACCAAACGGACACCGCAACCAACCCTAATCTGAGATACTCTGATTTTGTCGAAAGTATTTTCGGCCTAGCAGATGACATCGGAACCGAGAAGGTCGCCAAGTCCGCCAAAGAAATCACCAAGCAAGCTGCTAACACCGCCCTACGGCCAGATGGCAGCACCGTTAAGAGACTAAATCTTAACAAACTTCCAGAGCAAATGACCGACGAAGAACTCGATGCCCGAATCGCTCTGGCAATCCCAAATAAATAAAAGAAAAGGAAAATTCAGATGGCTAATCCTACATTGAACACGAATGTAACCCAGTCAATTGCCCAGACTTCCCAGTATATCCAGCAAAAATGGACTAGGGACATTCAACAGCCTTTCGACAGGATTCTACAGGCTGCTAAATTAGTACAAGACCGCTCAGGCTTAATCGCTGATGGTGGCTATGTACTTAACATCCCGTTTACTTCTATCGTTACTGCTCGTAGCAAAGCTGCCTCCACGGCAATCACCTACGACTCAGCAGAAGGCGCTCCAGTTACTCTAAATATTAATAAGCAGTACTACGTTGGTGTCCTAATCGAAGACCTGGCTAAAATCCAAGCTTCTTATGACCTACGAGCTGCTTTCCAAGAGCGAATGGCTGAAGCCCTAGCTGTCCAGGTTGATACAGATTTAATGAACCTGTACGCAAGTGCTGGTTCTACTGTTTCCTGCGGTGCATCCGTAGACGACTCAGACATCCTAGCTATTGTCACAGCTTTCGACCTTGTTAACACTCTCCCAGACCAGAGATACGGCATTATCGGCCATAATACCAAGGCCGACCTACTTGGAGTAAACAAGTACGTTGCCTACGACCAAACTGGCAAGACTGGTAAAGCAGTTGACGGAAGCCAAGACCTAACCGGTGCGATTTATGGAATGGAACTCTACCACTCTGGTAACGTCCAGACCGCAACCACTGGTCACAACCTGTTCTTCCACAAGAAAGCAATTTCCCTAGCCCAGCAAAAACCACCAACTTTTGAGATGATTTACTCAGTAGATTACTTAGGTTGGAAAACCGCTCTCTACACTGTTTACGGTGTAGGTGTCGAACGAGCCGGTTCTGTACTTGATGTTCAACGTACAACAGCTCCATAAGGCTAGCTGCTGGGTAACAGCCTAAACTGCCCTATTAGGAACGAGAAAAGCTAATATAAAGAAAGAAAAATATGTCAAAAGCAAGTTACATTCAATACCCAACAGATGCAGTATTTACTGCTTCTACCCAGGCTGGTCAGGCTACTAGTACTGCTCTTAGCACCACCCAGACTGGTTTTACCCTTACTAACCCTCTAGGTTCAGGCGTAACAGCCGTAATTTTAGAGGCTAATATTGCAGCTACTACAGCACCAGCAGCAGCAGCTACTCTAGTATGGGCAGCTAATGTCAACCCAGCAGCAGCAGCCGTAACTCAAACAACTCCACTAGTCGTAAGAAACGCTAAGTTAGGTTCTGCAACAGCTTCTAGTTGTCTAGCAGCTTCAGCAGTTACCCTACCAGCAGCCCCAGTAGTTGTTCGTGCAATCGGTGGTCCAGTAGCCACTGGTTCAGTTAGCTCACCTTACATCTATGATGATGTACAAGGCGCACTAGCCCTTGAGCCAGGTTGTGCAATCTCAATTAACTCTTTAACTACTGCAATTTCAGCAGTTATCTCAGTTGTTTGGGCAGAGGTTCCACAGATTTAATATTAACTTCCTGAGAGAAAAGCTGGCTTAGCCTGTCCGAGTATCGTCCTAGAAGGAAATAAAAAAAGGAAATATCATGCAAAGAAACGAATTAGTCATACGAGCAAGTGCAGTAGGTTTAGACCCTACCCAGACTGCCTATATAAATGACTCTAAATTAGAACAGAAGGTTCTATGGCTGGAGAAGCGAGGAACTACCTTTAGCGGTACTCTCGCCTCCGGCACCATAACCAACACTACAGGTGTTTCAACAGACGGCGACACTACCTTAATTGGTGGTATCACTTACACCTATAAGACAACTTTAACTGAAGTTGCAGCCTCTACTACGCTTACTATCGGTTCTGAACCGAGTGACGGTGATGTTGTAAGTATCGGTGGATATGCCTACACCTTTAGGACTACTCTAACCAATGGTGGCACAGCCCCAGGTGAAGTCCTAATCAACGGAAGTGCAGCTAACGCTTGCACTAACTTAGGTTACGCTATCGCCAACACCGGCGGTACAGCAGGGACTAACTACGGACTCGGTAACACCGCTAATCCATTAGTAACTGTAGGAACCGTAACAAGTTCAACCGTTCCCCTAACAGCTTCCGTTAGTTTGACTAACGCCGTTGCAGGAAACCAAATTCAGACTTCCGTACCTGTAGGAACAGCCGAAACCTTCACTGGGGCATTTATGTCCGGCGGAGTAAATGCCGTACCTTACCAAGTCTTAATCGGTGGTTCAGTAACTAATCAGTTAGCTAACCTAAAGAAAGCCATAAATGGAAGTACTACGGTCGGAACTAACTATTCTACCGGAACAGCTGCTCATCCGCAGGTAGTAGCTGGCACCCTAACTTCAACGACTTTAGCCATTACTGATAATGACTATGCCGTAACGAATGCCTCGATTGCCACAACTAACCCAACCAACACCGGTACGGTGAACGCATGGGGTAGCACAACCCTGACATCAGGCGTGAAGAACCAAATCGCCATCAATACTACGACTTATTCAGGAGTCAACGGTATTTCAGGCGATGCTGAAGTTTAAGTAAATTAAAGGAGATAATATGAGTGTACAAGACGATTTAACCCAAGTAGCAGAAGATTTAACGACCGCCCAAACAGCAGTCAGTCAGGCAGTAACAGATTTGAGTGTACCAGCAACAGAATCAACAGGTGATACAGTTCTCGCAGCCATCGTTTCAGCTTTAGAAGCAGCCGGTTATACCGTAACTGCTCCAGAAACCGAAACCCCAGCAGATGATGGAACAGAAACACCTGCTGATTACACGACCGAAACACCAGCTTAAAAGGAGAAAATATGCCAATTCCAACAAAAGACGAAACAACCACAATGACAATAGATGAGAAGATTCAGCCTCAGACGCTAAGCGCTCCAGCTACCTTCGATATCTCTCAGCCAGTTGTTCCAGGTCACGACATGGTGGTTAATCACCTTGACGGTACTCAGGAACTAGCAACTGGTAACGAGGCAGTAGAAATTGCAGCTCGTGAAGCAGTTAAGGGAAGCAACGTTCCTCTAAGTGAAGTTCAGGGCCAAGTAGCCCCTGAGACACTTCACCGCAGCGTATCTGACCCTGAAGTTAACGGTCCAGACCAAGAACTTCTGAAAGCTGAAAAAGCAACTCAGACTCATGCAGCCCCAGCACAACCAAAAAATCCTGAAGTGATTAAGCCGGTTAAGGGCGCTAGCACGATTGACCCAGTAACATCTGAGCCAACTAGCGCAGACGTAGCCAATGTCTAGGAAAGCCAAAGAAGCAGTCTCTTTAGATGAAGTAGCAGATTCAAATACTGTTAAAAAGTCTAAAGAGACTAAGCGGAACGACAGTCTTTCCGAAGATTTAATGTACGGCAAAAACGCCTACAAGCGTACGGTTCGAGATACCATGCAGGAACGGGACATGGGGTATGCCAGATTACATGATTTCTACAATCATAAGTCAGTAGAAATGTTTTGGGATTTCTCTCCTGAAGCCACCGCTAATCAGGTATTTAGGCTAAAAGTCGGTAAAGAGACAGTTGTGCTTGGTGCCGTAGAGTTGCAAAAAAGCTTAAGATGGGTGTAGACTAAAGTTATAAAAGGAAAATTAAAATGCCAGACGAAACACCAGAACCAGACAAGACATACACGATTGACCACGGTAAGGGGGTAATATCTACTGTTACAGCTGCACCTAATGGCGGTCATGTAATTACTACTGACCACGGCGTAACTGACGAAGACGGCAACCCTAAAATTAGCGTTCATATTCAGACAGATAAGACTGCCATACCTTTCCCAGCCCCAGGCACAGTACCGGAAGTAGGAATCTAAAATGGCAGTTGTAACTCATTTATATACAATTATCGTAAACGACTCCTTAATCGGAGGCGTAGCTTGGACTACAGCTACAGTAAACTGCGCTCTATTCTCGTCTGACACCTTCACAGCAGCAGACACAACCTATACTACCAGTGGTACAGAGGTAGCGTCAGCTAACGGCTATACCACGGGAGGTGGAGCAGTTGGAACCAGAACTTTAAGTACAGCTAGCACCACTCCTCAGCTTGCCAAAATCACCGGTGCTTTCGGTGGTGGTTCAGCCGGTACAACTACTTGGACAGCTACAGGCGCAGGTTTTTCAGCCGTAGGCGCTAAACTTTACATCGTATCAGGTCACCCTATCTGTAATGTGGACTTCGGAGGCACTCAGACAGCCTCAGGTGGTGGAACTTTCACGATTACTTGGGACTCGACAAATGGCGCGTTTTCTGCTGCTAGTAGTTAATCTAAGGAGTTAAATATATGCATACAATCCCGCACACGCCAGAAGCTAAACAGAGGATAAGAGAAGCTCACCTAGGCAAGCATTACTCTCCTGCAACTGAGTTTAAGGCTGGGCAACCAGCTCCTACTAAAGGTCGAGTGCGCCCTGCTCTTAGGGGCAACACCAACGGCTTCAAAAAAGGTCAAACTCCTTGGAACAAAGGACTTGG